ACTCAGCTGCATCCTGAGTAAGCCGGGTAACTCATGTGAGTTGGGAAATATGCTTGTGTAACAGCTATGCTCGAACCGCAAAGCGTCTTGACCAACATGTTGGTCAAAACGATAAGCATCAAGTCCCACTGCCACACAATTGCGATATTTGTCCCAATTTTCACGCATCACCCCAGCTGTCCCAGCTGCATTTAAACCTTTTGCTACCACACAGTAGCCATGGCTTTTGATGTAACTTCCAAGCAAATTCTTTTCCAACGGTTTAAGATATCTCCCAAGGCACACATTGTACCTTGCTGAGCGTGGTTGGATCACACGCGGAGCTGGATCAGGTTTGGCTGTGAAGTTTACCTTCTCAGCCTTGACAAATGTAGACACAAATGAGTCACGTTTGGATAAGCCTTCACCCTGAAGACTCGTGACCGCTCTGGTGTAGATAGCACGTTTGCGAGAGTCGTTGTACAATAGAGGATATTCCTCAATGTCAACGACCCTGGTCGGACGCGTGTTACTCACCAAAGCACGTTTTTCAAACGCCAGTTTGCTGAAAATGCCAGATTTAGCCTGACGTGGCCTCTCCAAGCCACCGGTAGAGTTTGCTGTGAACAAAACTCTTTCCGCAACACCACGAACAAGGTTGGTAAGTGAGGAGTTGTGTACTCCATAGATGGCAGATCCTGTGTAACCATCGAGTACTCGAACTTCCCGTTCCTCGTTTATTTTCCCCATACCCGTTGCATCCCTGATGGTGATACCTGGACACTCGTGTCTCCTCACCTGTGTGTCCACACCCGGGATTACAACTGGGCGCCCCTAGCAACCACCATTGTCCCACATCCCAACTGTGCGTCGGGATTTAGCAGAACAACGGCGTATCTGACGAGCGAAGAGATCATCGTCAGTGGGCACGAAGTAGAGTTCTACAGCCATGCCAGCAAAACGAGAGATGTGCGTTGGGCGCATCTCCATTTCTTGCATGGCATCCCTGATCTTCCTGCCAACGACCAACCTGTTAGCAGAATTCTCACGGACAACACCGATCTGGGATCGCACTACCGCAATAGCACGATTGATACAGTGTTTATGGTTGAATTTCTTCTTTTCTTTATTATCCGCCTCTACCCCATCTTTCTCATCCTCCTCTTCCTCCAGAAAACTAGCATCCTCTATGTATTGTGTAACACATAGATTAGCACTCGGCGTGTCAGACCGGGAAACGACGTAGCAATAAAGCCAGTATGCAGCGAGAACTGCAACTAAAAGCACTATTGATTCAAACATGATCAGTAGCAGGTATTACT